CTTCGACATCGGCCTCAAAGTCCGCCAGTGCCTCGTCTGGAAGAAGAACTCGCTCGTCCTTGGGCGGCAGGACTACCACTGGATTCACGAACCCTGCCTCTACGGCTGGAAGGACGGGGCCGCGCACGAATGGTACGCCGACCGTTCGCAGACCACGGTCATGGAGTTCAACAAGCCCAAGAAGAACGACCTCCATCCGACGATGAAGCCCATCGAGATGCTCGTCTATCTCGTCAAGAACTCCACGAAGCGCGGCGATGTCGTTCTCGACACGTTTGGCGGCAGCGGCTCGACGCTCATCGCCTGCCAGCAGACCGGGCGCGTGTGCAGAATGGTCGAACTCGACCCGAAGTACTGCGACGCCATCCGCAGACGCTGGGCGGAGTTCGTCCACGGCGAGGGCTGCGACTGGGCTGCGCTTACGGCGCCAGATGCGGCGGCAGACACACTTTCCGGTACCACTACGGTACCACAGGACGGTGCACAGGGCGATATAGACGCTCCGGAAGCACACGAATCGACCAGATAGCAAGAGAACAGGAAAGGATAGACATGATACAGACATCGGAATACTGCGGCGTCGGGCATCCCGACCGCACCTGCGACTACATCGCCTCCTACATCCTCGACCGCCACCTTGAGCGCGACAGGAACGCACGGGTGGCGCTCGAAGTGCAGCTCAAGGACGCATTCTGCACGGTTTCCGGCGAGGTGACGTGCGCCCGCCCGTTCACGGACGAGGAAATCGCGCGGTTCTGCCGCGAGGCCGTGGAGAAGATCGGCTACACGGCTGACTACCAGTCGCTTTTCGGCAAGGACAACTGCATCTGCGGCGACGATCTAAAGACCACGTGCCACATCTCGCGCCAGTCGGACGACATCGCACAGGGGGTGAACGCGGACGGCTGGGGAGACCAGGGGATTGCATGGGGCTTCGCCGCCGACGAGCCGAGGATGGGCTTCATGCCGAAGGACTACTGGCTTGCCCGGCTGATAGCGCAGCATCTGCACAGCCACCGCTTCGGCGGGCTGGACATCAAGACGCAGGTGACGGTCGAGGACGGGGTTCCGAAGGAATGCGTTGTGGCAATCCCGATCCGCCCGGAGTGCGACGAATCCGCTACCGGGGCCGTCAGGAACTATGTGCAGTCCGTGCTTGGAGGCGCTTGCCGCGTCATCGTGAACGGAACGGGGCGTTACGTGAAGCACGGCTCTGTTGGAGACTGCGGCACGACGGGCCGGAAGCTTGTCTGCGACTTCTACGGCGGGAACTCGCGCATCGGCGGAGGATCGCCGTGGGGCAAGGACCCGACGAAGGCGGACGTGACGTTGAACGTCCTCGCCCGCCGCAAGGCGCTTGAGGGAATGAAACGATACGGCCTCGAACTCATGCAGTGCGCGATTTCATGCTGCATTGGACGCAGGGACATCCGCGTTTCGCTCTTCGACAAGGAGAACCACCTCGTCGAGACGTACACGGAGGACAACCCCGCGAGCCACGTCATATCCTCCCTCGGACTCGACAGACCCGTCTATGCGGATATGTGCGCAGCTGGTCTTTTCGGGTATGAGGCCGTATAGCCGTTCAGGGGCGAAGAGCGAAATGTCCCTTGACCTGCGACATGACGAAGCGCGATGCGCCGCCCTTGGACGCGATCTCCCTCTTGATCGAGGAGTAGAGCGTCTGCTCCGGCGTCTTGCCCGCTCCGGGCGTCCAGAGTCCCTTGGCTTTCACCGCCTCGACCATCTGGCGGCAGTTGAGCGGCTCGTCGCTCTCCTTCAGCACCTCTATGGCGGCGGAGAGGAGCGACAGCCCCTTGGCGGGCGCGGTGACGGCCTTCGCCTTCGTTTCGTTCTTTGCCGGCGCGGCCTTGGCCGCAGTTTTCCTTGTTCTGCTCATGGCATTCTCCTTGTTTTAGTTGAACGCCGCATATACTGGCGTATATCCGCAGGACTATCAAGCGGGAGAATCGAAATATTTTCCGGAGGCGCGGAGGATGTCTGAATACAACGTGAAGGCTCTTCCAAAGGACGCCCTCGTGCGAGCCCTCAAGAATGCTGGGTCGCGGACTCTCACCGAAGAGAAGCTGGAGGCCGACATAGCCGCCGGCGCGCCCGTGAACGAGAACGGCACGATGAACCTCTACGACTACGCCGCATGGATTCTCAAGACGGAGGCGTCCCGTGGCGGTTAGGCCTGTACTCAAGAAGCTGAAGCCGACCGAGGTCGTGCGGATCATGAACTCGACCGACTACGGCACGGTCTTGAGTTCATCGCAGGTGTACCGCCACTTCGAGATGGGCGGCTACCGCATCGCCAGCCGGGAGGATGCGCGGTGCATCAACTTCTTTTCCTACGTCGCATGGCTCGTCGACCGCCACAACGAACCGGACGAGCCGGTCGCGGACTACGCAAGGCACCGAGACGAGATGTCGCGTCGGCAGGCCGAGCAGTCGCTCGCGGGGCGCGACATTGGCGAGCTTCCGGCGGTCGAGGACGCAGAGCGCAAGGAAAACTGCCGCCTCGACTTCCGGCTCTTCTGCGAGACGTACTTCCCGGAGGTGTACGTCCTCGAATGGTCGGAAGACCACCTCCGCGCCATAGCGAAGATACAGCAGGCCGTGTTGAAAGGCGGGCTCTTCGCGCTCGCCATGTCGCGCGGATCGGGCAAATCCTCGCTCACCGAGACAGCCGCCATCTGGGCGATGCTGTACGGACACCGGGAGTTCGTGGTCGTGGTCGGCGCAAGCGAATCAGCCGCGCTCGAAATACTCGACTCCATCAAGACCGAGCTTGAGGTCAACGAACACCTCGCCGCCGACTTCCCAGAGGTCATCTTCCCCATACAATGCCTCGACGGCATCGCCAACCGCTGTGCAGGCCAGCTCTATAAAGGCGAGAGGACGCGCATCACATGGACGGCGAACGAGATCGTCCTTCCGACCATCGCCGGCGCGAAGTCATCCGGCGTCCTCGTCCGCGTAGCGGGCATCACGGGCCGCATTCGCGGCATGAAGTACAAGAAGCCCGACGGTCGCACGATCCGCCCGGAGTTCGTCATCATCGACGATCCGCAGACGAGCGAGTCGGCGGGATCGATGGAGCAGACCAGGAAGCGCGTCCGCGTCCTCGCCGGAGACATTCTCGGCCTCGCCGGGCCGGGACGCAAGATTTCCGGCATCATGCCATGCACTGTCATCCGACCCGGCGACATGGCAGAGCAGATTCTCGACAAGTCCCGACATCCCGAATGGAACGGCGAACGCTGCAAGATGCTCTACCAGATGCCGTCGAACGACGAGCTGTGGGCGAAATACGCCGACCTCCGGGCGGACGAGCTGAGGGAACACGGGACTTTCGCCAAGGCCACCGAGTTCTACCGGACGCATAGGGAGGAGATGGACGAGGGAGCGGTTGTCTCCTGGAGCGCCCGCTACAACTATGACGAAATCTCCGCCGTCCAGCACGCGATGAACTTGAAGCTCCAGGACGAGGCGGCGTTCTGGGCCGAATACCAGAACGAACCGCTCCCGGAAGACCTCGGCAGTGACGAGCAGCTGACGGTAGACGGCATCGTGAACCGCCTCAACGGCGGCTCGCGCGGGGCGGTCCCCGCATGGGCGAGCCACATCACGATGTTCATAGACGTACAGAAGACGCTTCTCTTCTATGTCGTGTGCGCCTGGAGCGACGAGTTCACCGGTGCAGTCGTGGACTACGGCGCGTGGCCGGACCAGAGACGGAGGTACTTCACGCTTGCAGAGGCGAATCCGACATTGCAGTCGAAGCACCCCCGGACAGGTCTTGAAGGATGCCTCTATGCGGGCATGAAGGAACTCACGGAGAAGTATCTCGTCAAGGAATACACACGCGACGATGGCGCGGCGATGCGCATTGAAAAGTGTCTCATCGACGCGAACTGGGGACAGTCCACCGAGGTCGTGTACCAGTTCTGCCGGGAGTCCTCCTACGCGAACATCATCGTCCCATCCCACGGAAAGTACATCGGCGCAAGTTCCAAGCCGATGGGCGAATACAAGCGTCTCGCCGGCGACCGTGTCGGCCACAACTGGCGGATGCCGAACATTCGCGGCAAGCGCGTCGTGCGGCACGTTGTGTACGACACGAACTACTGGAAGAGCTTTGTGGCGAGCCGGCTTCTCACCTCGCAGGGGGACAAGGGGTCGCTCACATTGTGGGGGCGCAGTTCCGAGACGCATATGCTCTTCGCCGAACACCTAACGGCGGAGTACCGCGTGAAGACCGAGGGGCGCGGACGGCGCGTAGAGGAGTGGAAGATGCGCCCGGAGGCACACGACAACCACTGGTGGGACGGACTCGTCGGCTGCGCGGTTGCGGCGTCGATGTGCGGCTGCATCCTCGCCGGGACGGACATTGAGAGGCGCAAGGTGGCGAAGCCGAGGCTGAAGCTCTCCGAATTGAGGAAAAAGCGAAACCTGTAGAAATCCCGCTACCGACCTCTTCATGGGGGTGATACAGAATGGCAGCGGGACAGGTGTCTCCGCGACGGATCGACAAAGATGGAAGAACAGACGATAGACAAGGCGATGGAAAGACTGCTCGCGCAGCCCAAGGAAGTCGAAGTCGACGGCCAGAGGGTCACGAACCAGTCCGTAGGCGACCTCATAGAGGCCGCTAAGTTCCTTGCGTCCAAGAACGCTCTCGCCGGGCGGCGTCTTCCGATCCGCATTACGAAGATGGCATCGGGAGGAGGCGCGCTGTGAAATACGGAAGCGTCTGCTCCGGAATCGAGGCGGCGAGCCTCGCGTGGCACGACCTCGGTTGGAAGCCGCTCTTCTTCGGCGAGGTGGAGCCTTTCCCGTCCGCCGTCCTCATGCGCCGCTGGGGCGCGACGAAGCCTCTCCGTCCTCTCGACCCGGACGAGGCGTCCTCGCCGAAGGATCGGAAGATGCGCGAGTCGTGGCAGCGGACGATAGACGCCTTGCCAGACGGCGGCGCGGTCCCGAACCTCGGCGACTTCACCAAGATACGGGAGACAGACTATGATGGAGCAATTGACCTTCTTGTCGGCGGAACCCCCTGCCAGGCGTTCAGCATCGCTGGGCTCCGCAAGGGCCTCGCCGACCCTCGCGGCAACCTCTGCCTTGAATTTGCGAAACTGGCTTTCCGCTCTCGCGCGCGGGTGGTCGTTTGGGAAAACGTCCCCGGCGTCCTCACAAGCGGGAAAGGACGCGATTTTGCCGGATTCCTATCGCTGCTCGCAGGGTGGGAAGTCCCAGTCCCCGACGGCGGATGGCAGCGCGCAGGAATCGTCACTCCGGCCCCCGGATGCTACGGAGTGGCATGGCGAGTGCTTGACGCTCAGTATACCAGAGTTCCCGAATTTCCGGGGGCGGTCCCGCAGCGAAGGCGTCGTGTCATCCTTGTCGGACATCTTGATTCGTGGAAATATCCCGCAAAGGTTCTATTTGACGGTGAAATGTGCGGCGGGACTTCTGCGCCGCGCCGCGAAACGTGGGAAGGATCTGCCGAGGGTGCTGAAGGACGCGCTCCTTGCGCTCATACGGTCAGGATGCGCGCAGGCAAGCCCGGCGGAGGCAAGGGAGCCCTCGTCTCCGACGAGTTGAGCCTTACGCTCCAGACCGGGAACGACCAGACGCTCTTCCAGTTCCCGTGCTGGTGGGACGGAAGCCAGCAGTCCGCAACGATCACGGCGTCCAGCGACCATCAGTTCATGCCCGACAAGCAGCAGCTCCAGTGCATCGTCGACATGAGGCAGATCGACGCCGGCGACGGCGTGTCGCCGACATTGCTCTCGACGGACTACAAGGGCGGCAAGGCAATCTGCGACGATGTGTGTCCGACGCTGGACGCGAACTATCCCGCCAAGATGAACAGGCAGGATGTGGGGAAGCTCGTCCAGGAGGTGTACGCCTTCGACTCGATGGCGTCTCACGCCATGAATTCCCCCAACCCCAAGTCGGGCATCCACAAGATTGACGTTTCGCGGACGCTGGACACGCTCGATCCCTCGCCCTCGAAGAACCAGGGCGGCATGGCGATTGTCGAGGAGAAGACGCTCGGCTTCATCAAGAACGATGCCGGCGGCACGGACACCAAGGGTGACAACGTATTCCCGACGATCCGAGCCGACGTGATGCCGGCAGTCGCTACGAGCGGAGTGCGCAGCGTTGTCCGCAAGCTCATGCCCGTCGAGTGCGAGAGACTGATGGGTATGCCGGACGGATACACGCAGATTCCGTGGAAAGGCAAGGACGAATCGGAATGCCCGGACGGCCCGCGCTACAAGGCGCTCGGCAACTCCATGTGCGTGAACGTGATGATGTGGGTCGGACAGCGGATTCAGGCCGTTGAGGACGCCTGCGGGAAGGAGGCGCTCTGATGCTGGACTTCCTCAAGCGCAAAGAGCCGCGCAAGACCATCCGTCTCTCGCTTCCGGCATGGATGAAGGCGAGATTCGATGCCGCACAGACCACGAAGGACAACGCCCGCCACTGGGGAGCCGCGGAGTTCCTCTCGGCAGACGCCGAGGCAGACCCCTCCGTGCGCAAGACGCTCCGTACACGCGCCCGCTACGAGGTGCAGAACAACTCATACGCGCGCGGCATCGTAAAGACGCTCGCCGATGACACTGTAGGCACCGGGCCGCGGCTCCAGATGCTCCTTGAGAGCGATGACACCAACAACAGGATAGAACACGATTTCGCCGTGTGGGCGCAGCGCATCCGGCTCGCCGCGAAGCTGCGCACCATCCGCATGGCGCGGTGCCAGGACGGAGAGGCGTTCGCCGTCCTCGCGCAGAACCCCAGACTTTCAACGGACGTGAAGCTCGACCTCCAGCTCGTCGAAGCCGACCGGGTGACGGACGACGAAATGAAGACCGACGGCAGCTCGGTGGACGGCATCACGTTCGACCAGTTCGGAAACCCGAAGTCCTACCGTGTGCTGAAGAAGCATCCCGGCGGCACGGACTCGTTCAACATGGAAGCGTACACGGTCAAGGCGGAGAACATGATCCATGTATTCCGCCAAGACCGCCCGGAGCAGCATCGCGGAATCCCGGAGATAACCGCCGCGCTCCCGCTCTTCGCACACCTGCGCCGGTTCACGCTCGCGGTCGTGTCCGCCGCCGAGGCCGCTGCCGACTTCGCCGGCATCCTCTACACGGATTCGCCGGCGAGCGGCGAAGCCGACGCGGTGGAGGCGATGGACACCATCCAGCTCGAACGCAATATGCTCCTTACGATGCCCGGCGGCTGGAAGATGTCGCAGGTGGACCCCAAGCAGCCGGTCACGACATACGGCGAGTTCAAGCGCGAAATACTGAACGAGATCGCGCGCTGCCTTTCGATGCCCTACAACATCGCGGCGGGGAACTCGTCC